GAAAAAAAAGAAGTGTGGCCTCCTGTAAAGAGTAATCAAAAGTCCTTACAAGAAGCATCACAAATACTAGGTCACGACAGTATAGATACCATGACTGACGTTCTTAAACAAAATGAGAGCGTTATGAAAATGACCACTACTAAGGATGGGGCAGTAACATTGGGAGCAGGTCTTGAGGGTGCAACTGCATATGCCCTTGCTGCTAGACAGGTACTTTTAAATCAAGTAGATACTACGTTTGCTTTAGCTAAAGAAATAAAAGACCTACAAACTAAAATAAAAAAAGGAGAGTCTACAGATACAGGTGCGCTTAATGATATGAGAGCATCGTATGTCCAACAGCTTTTAACTTTTGAAACTATACAATCTACAGTTAATGGTATAGCAAATGAATCAGGTAGGTTATTACAATCTTTTAATGTTAATATAGGTAACGCAAAGAAAGCTGCTTTTTTTGGTAAAATAGTAGAGGCAGGTGGTAATGATGTAGATGCTCTTATAGATAAAATGAGCAAGGGAGATCTATCACAACTAAGCGACAGGATAAAAGTATTCACAGATGCTCAAGGCCCAGAAGGAGCTTTAGGTAGAATTAAAGCAGGTATAGGTGAGTATTGGTATAACTCTATATTGTCTGCACCCGATACACAAGCTGTAAATATACTAGGTAATCTAGGTGTTCAACTTATGAGAACTGTTGTAGATGGATCAGTAGGTGCTGTACGTGGTAATCTAAGATTACTAGGAGGATGGGCAACTGGTAAAAAGGTAGATCCAGCTAGTGTTATGGTATTTGGTGACGTATGGCAAAGAGTACGTGGTATGACTGTAGGTACAAGAAGTGCCTCTACTTTGTCTAGAGTAAAAGAAACAGCAGATAAACTTGAAGCAAAAGGATATAATCACCCTGCTGTACTAGATGCTATGATACTAGATATAAAACGAGGTGCATATAAAGGCATTGATGGTAAGAAAACAGATAATGTAGAAGAAGTACTAGAAAATTTTGTTGATCCTAAAACAGGTGAAACTGGCTTTGATGCATTATATAATAGAACTAAAAATGATATGATAGATCGTTATGGTGCATCAGTTCAGAACTGGGTTAAAACTGTAAAACTATTTGGTAACACATTACGTTTAGAATTACCCCCTGATCCTAGATACAGTAGATATGAGATAGGTGAACAGGCTAGTAACAGGGCTATACCTACTGTTGTAGGTAGGTTTGTTAGATTACCAACTACCACTATGTCTGCATTTGATACTATGTTTAAATCTATAGCAGATAATGCATCTTTGTATGAGGCTGCTTATAGACAAGTTAGAGCCATACGATATGAAGTAGGTAAGAACGGTGGCAGTTATACTATGGATATAGGAAGTGATGTTACTACTACAGGCGGTGCTAAAGATGAATTAAAAAAAGTAATATTTAATGATAACCAGTTTACTATTCCCGGCACAGGTAAAATTGACCCAGAGACAGGTAAAATTATAGACAACGTTGAAAATTTAAATGCATCAGAAATGGTAGAGTACCTTGTAGCAAATCCTACACAGAAGATGCTCAAAGAAGCAGAGCAGGAGATGTTAGAGGCTACGTTCCAACAACAAAATATGTTTACTAAAAGTGGTGAAGCAGTCAGACGCATACTAGATAAAAGCGGTATAGGATTAGGTACGGCTCTTATGCCTTTTGTTAGAACTCCTATAAACCTACTTGGATATACTCTTGATAGGACACCTGCTGGTTTGTTAAGTGGAGAGAGGTTTCAAAATAGAGCTGCACTAAAAAAATTATCTGAAATAGATAAAGATAAAATGACAAGCACTGAACAAAAAAGATACAAAAAACTTTTACGAGAAGAAAATATAATACGAGAAAAATTTGTAAATAGACAGATAGTAGGTGCTACTTATTTAACAGGTGCTTATTATCTAGCACAGACAGGTATGATAACAGGAGGTGGGCCTACCGATTACACTGAAAGAAAACGACTAGAGTCTACAGGATGGAGGCCCTACTCATACAGAACAAAAGAAGCAACAGAGCTAGGCGATGAATATAAGTACTATCCTATATCTAGATTAGATCCTTTCTCTCAGATGGCTGGTCTTGCTGCTGACTTTCAGTTTATAACTAATGAGTTAGCACAAGCAGAGTTATCTCCTGCTGCAAGAAAAGATGTAGCTGCACTAACTAAACACGTATTAGGTAATATGGGTGAAGCTGTAATTAAGATGATTGGAGATAAAACGTATTTAAAAAGTATGGGGGAAATCGTAGATGCTATATATGCACCTAGAGGCGAGGAGCAAGGTTTTTTTGAAAAGGCAGGTAAAACAGCAGCAAAAGTATCAGGTAGCGTTATTGCAGGTGGAGTACCAAATATAGTATCTCGTACAGCAGAGGCATTTGCAGAGGTAAACCCTGATGGTACTAAGCAAAGTAACTTTTTCTATGATCCTATCATACAAGATGCGTATATAGATATGTCTATGCTACGATTGTTTGCTATTAAAGCTACTTCTAAAATACCGGGAGTAAGAGAGGGTCTAGCTGAACTTGATGATGACCTTAAATTTTATCCTAGAATAGATGAGTTTGGTTCTACTATGGACAGAGAGAGGACGGCATCTATACTTGCAGGTACTTCCCCCTCTAATAGATCATACAGTAACAATACTATAGCGTCAGTACTGGGGGATTCTTTTGTATCTAGGCCGGGTCATAGAGAAGATACAGCAGACCTGTCTACTACTTTAGCGTCTTTAGGAATAAAAGAAAAAAGAACAAAAAACTACTTAACTATTCCTAACACTAACGAAAGAATAAAATTAAAACCTGTAATATATTATAATCTATCTTTAAAAGAAGGTTTGGCGTATAGACAGGGATTAGAAGAATTATTTGCAAGTAACATTTGGAAGAATACGGAAGATAGTTTGCGTAATAATCCTAGAGATCGTAATAAAATATACAATGAACAAAAAAAATTAATAGATAGAATTAAGAACTCAGTAGTAAAATACTATGCTGTTGAGCTATTGCACCCTGACATTCTAGAGTATCATGGTGTAGATGATAAAAGAACATTAGATGCGTTTGCTAAAATGTATACTACCCAACGCAAAGAATATTTCTTAGAGTATAATAAATTACAGGAGGATCTACGATGATTACAATACTAGGATCACTGATAGGATTCGCTGGATCTGCACTGCCTAAAGTATTTGATATGGTAAATGATTGGCAGGATCGTAAGCATGAGTTAGCTATGATGGATCGCCAGTTAGAAGCATCTAAGCTACAGCACGTACAAAAGATAGAGGCCCTTAACATAGAGGCTGACATAAGCGAGACTAAGGCTATATACAAACACGATCAGTCGCTCAAGACTACGGGCTTTATGTCTGCACTAAGGGCATCTGTTCGCCCCGTTATAACGTATCTGTTCTTTACGCTTTTTGCCGTAATAAAAGGTACAGCTATATACGGACTAATATATACAGATGGCGTTGTGTGGGAGATGGCTATCCAGACACTGTGGGATGAAGAAACGCAAGGCATATTTGCTGCCATTATATCATTCTGGTTTGGAAGTCGGGCTTTGCAAAGATCAAGGAGTAGTTCGTAATGACTGTAAAGAAAGGTAAAGAAACATTCTCTGGTTACAATAAACCTAAGAGGACACCTGACCACCCTAAGAAATCTCATGCTGTATTGGCTAGAGAGGGTGGTAAGGAGAAGTTGATACGCTTTGGTCAACAGGGTGTAAAGACTGCTGGTAAACCAAAGACAGGAGAATCTTCAAAGCAAAAGGCTAGAAGAAAATCATTTAAAGCTAGGCACGGCAAGAACATAGCAAAGGGCAAAATGTCTGCAGCATATTGGGCGAACAAAGTAAAATGGTAATATGGGATATTACAAATATTATTATATGCAAAGGAGTTATTTAATGAAAGAACCTATGTTTGATTCTACAGGATCAATGATTAGTGGGAAAGTATTTTATGGGGGAGCTAGTGCTACAATGATAACAGATGAGAACAGTGTAATTATAGAAGACAATAGAGATACTATTACAGGAGGTTGTAACTGCGATAGTTGCATCGAATGTAATTGTAACCCAGAGGTCTGTAGGTGTGATTGTCACACAAACAAAGACCAACTGATTAGTGTAGGAGGAGAGTAAACTATGCCCGGACATTACGGAAAAAAGAAGTCAATGAGTATGGCTGATAAAAAGAAAATGATGATGAAGAAAAAGAAACCAGCTGCCAAGATGATGTATGGTGGTGCTATGAAGAAAAAGAAGACTAAGTAACAGTGAGGCACATGACTGACGAGGGGCTGGACTTAATTAAATTATATGAGGGTTACAGCCCCTCTGCCTACCTATGCCCTGCTAACCATTGGACAATAGGGTATGGAGCTATCTGGGGCCTAGACGGTACTAGGGTAACAGAAGAGCATCCTGATATAAATGAGGAACAGGCAGATCAATTACTACGTAGAGATGTAAGTAAGTCTGAAAAGACTGTACTCAGGCTTATACGAGTACCACTAGAGGATGGGCAGTTCAATGCGCTTTGCTCATTCGTATTCAACTTAGGTAGCGGAAGTCTACAGAGCAGTACACTACGTAGAAAGATTAACAGAGGTGACTACATTGGGGCGGCAGACGAATTTCCACGTTGGGTATTTGCAGGGGGTAGGAAACTGAAGGGTTTAATTAAAAGAAGAGCGCATGAAAGATTAATGTTTATAGGGTGAGGAGGCTAACTTGGCAGCGAAAAAGAAAACAACAAAGAGTAAAGTAAATGAAGCAGGTAACTACACAAAACCTACCATGCGTAAGAACTTATTTAATAGAATAAAAGCTGGTGGTAAGGGCGGTAAGCCGGGACAATGGTCTGGGAGAAAAGCCCAGATGTTAGCCAAGCAATATAAAGCAAAAGGTGGAGGATACAAATAAAGAATGGCTCTAAAAAAATCACAAAAAAGCCTTAAAAACTGGACTAAGCAGAAGTGGCGTACCAAATCAGGTAAGCCCTCTACCCAAGGGCCAAAGGCTACAGGAGAAAGATACCTGCCTAGTAGCGCAATAAAATCTCTTAGTTCTGCTGAGTATGCAGCAACTACAAAGGCAAAAAGAAAAGGTACAAAAGCAGGTAAGCAACACGTAAAGCAACCTAAACGGATAGCTAAAAAAACTAAAGGCTATCGCAAATAATGAGGATGAGATATGGAAGATACGTGGTCAGTGATTGTTTCAGGATGGCCTATAGCGTTTGGTATAATAACGCTGATTATAGTACTGGCAAAAATGCACGGTGAGTTAGAGACATTGAAAGAGAAAGTCAAAGTCCTATTTGAATTATGGAACTCAAATAAAAAATGAAAGAACTTACAGATATAAACAGTATGTCAATAGAATTTGTAGAGCTAATAACTCCTATGCTAGTTATTATGTTAGCCTTGATCCTTACTCTCATGGTCAGAGACTTTGCTACCAACTTTATGAACGGGTTGAAGTTCAGAATGCACTCTAGTTTTAACGAGGGTGATACCTGTGTACTAGATGGAGAGAAAGCTATCATAGTTAAAATAGGTTTCTATGAAACTATAATACAGATTGATAATGGCAGAGGTACAGTGTGGCGATACTTACCTAATGATCGCATAAAATTCTACAAATTAGAGAAATTAGTTAAGGAGTCAGAGAAAACGGACTCGTAGGATGAGGCACAAGGGGGTGCTAAGATACCCTCTGGTAGGTAGTGTCCAGATTATAGCCACTTCTTTTGTAGCCCCCCTTAAAATGCCTCACGTTTGATTTGCCTATTTTTATAGTAAAATTTCCACTACAAATGCTGACAATAGCATTAACACTGTCATACCTATTCCAATTATTAATTTAAACATAGGTTTGTTAGGATCAAGCATGATGTTATCCTTTCTGTCACATGACATAGTGTACTTTAAACAGGCCCATAAGTAAAGTTGCTAGGGCAAAAGCGTTTACTACCATCAATGCCCTGTCATTCCATAGCATACCCACCATTAACCAACCTCCAATACCTACAGCATGAAAGTATAAGTTAATAGGATAGATGTTATTAGCAGTAAGAATAGTAGACACCATTAATATTATACTTGAAACCCATTTGATATACCAATCGAATGTATACAATGGGGTCTTAGTAGTAATACTAGTTCCACTGTGATCGTCCTCTCCCATAATCACCACCGAACAGGGTTATTATTAGACACACTTTCTCCCGTAAATCCTGAGTCTACCCAGCATAGTTGTTGTGTTGCATCTGGCTTTACAATAGCAGCCGTCCACGTTGCAGTATCTGTATTATGAAATATAAAAGTTACGTGTCCTCTAGCAGATATACCCCTAAAGATCATGTCTTCTCCATGTTTATCTTTAATAATTTTTTTAGCTTCTGCCAAATCGTGACACCCTGTTCGCATAGGCACTTGGCTGTACGATGCTGACGCATTGAATGCAATAATACATAGAGCAATTAAACCTCCTATAAATAGTTTTGTCATATTAAAAATATCCTTTTCAAATGGTTTGTAATATATTCTTTGGCTCTATCTAATGTCTCTAGGTCATCATTAAATCCACCCAATGCCCTATTGCATTTATGACATAGCCACCCTCTAAAGGTTTCAGTTTCATGGCAATGGTCTAGTACCCATGAGCCATTCCTTGTATTACCCTTACCCTTTACCTGCTCCTCATTACAGTTACAGATAGGGCATATGTATCCTTCAGGGGGCATACCGTATTCTTCTCTCAGTCTCTTCCTCACTTTAGTTAATTCGTTATTACAGGATCTACACTCAGGTCTTAGAAAGCCAGCACCCGAATGAGGTGAGAATGCACTGAGAGGGAGATATGTATTACACTTGCTACATACCTTACCCTCTCCTGCACCTAGATCATCATGCTCTATGAAAAGTTCTAACTGCATCTAGCCAAAAGTTTCCATACGTTTTACGTAGATCATTACTACCTACTGAGTTTTTAAAGTTAGAGTAATCTATATCCATAATCATGCTATGGGCTTTCTTAGCTACCTCTTCCTTCTTAACACGTATCCTATACGCATAGTCATTGTTAGGTGTATAAACCATATCATCTGCGTACTCAGGGAATACGTCAGGTATATGGTCTTTGTGTCTAGACCTAACTAATACCTCTCCTGATTTTTTACTTGGGTTTTTAGGATCTATATAATCTACTATAGAAAACAAACCCTTATTATGACAAAGCCACATTACACTACTCCTTTCTGTTCTATCTTTAGAACTCTATTTAAATTAATAAAGTACTCACGGTTGTACCCTCTCTCCCACTCCTTGTACTCTAGAGTGTTCCTTCGGTTAGGGTTATAGCTATTAACCTTGAACCCCTCCCTACCAGAGAAGAATGCCTTTTCATTAAGATGCTTACGTACCGCACCCTTTCTTCGTTTAGTAAAAGTCTTTCTATTAAACACTACATACACCTCCTGCTCCGCTTATCTCACAAATATCATGTGTCTCTATATGCTCATCAAACTCTGTACCTAACTTGTCTACTGCCTCAGAGTATGGCACAACAGACAGTGGTTGTCCACCTCTACTTCCATCTGGGTACACAGTAAATCCTCTAAGCCTATGTGCATAAGATGCTAGTGTCTTAGCAAAATCTTCTACTGTATCCTCGTTGTTTAACTTAGATCCCCAAGAAGGTAAGTTAATTGTAGAACTGATAGACATATCTACGTAGTCCTGTACATCAGCTTGAAACTTAATCCTTCTTTCATAGTCTTCAGCTAAGTCTAGTGCCGACTCTATGCTATCAGGATCTACCCCATACATATCAATTAACTCTTGTGCTGACGAGTCTACTACGTATTGATACTTCCACTTAGTACCACCCGTAAGATACCTACGCTTATATGCAACAGCAAAGATAGGTTCTATCCCACTGGAGCTACCAGCGAGTATACTAATAGAGCCAGTAGGAGCAATAGCACGGTTCGCCACTGGCCTAGATATGGATAGTTCATCCGCAAATCGTCTAGAAAATCTATCACTAACTCCTTTATATACAGAAAGCCATTGATGAAGGGTATCAGTAACTTCATATTTTTCTCCTCTCTTAATTAACCATTCGTGCATACCCATTAGTCCAAGTCCTAACCGTCTGTTTTTCTCTCTTACCTCATAAACTTTCTGGTAAGGTAACTCAGCCCTAAGAGTACCACATATTAAAAACTTAGTACCTAACTCTACTACCCTAGACAACTCCTCTATCGAATCAATATTTCCAAAGTTGACACTCCCCAGATTGCATACATCACTGTCATCAGCAGAAGTAACTTCAGTACAGGCGTTACGTAATGTGTCATTCTCGTTCTCCATAAAGTTAAAAGAGAAGCCGGGTTCGCCAGAGAACAGTGCCTGTTTGACATTGTTTACAAACACTTCTCCAACTTCACCTGTCTTCCAATAGTTCATAAGCCATTCAGTATCATAGTTGACGCTGATGTTAGTCATATCTAAAGGTGCGCGGAAGTTAAAGTCCTGCTCCTTTATGTCCTTAAAAGTAAATCCAGTTGTACCTACTGGCATATCTCCCCAGTTCTTTGCTATTAAAAAGTAAGGTATGTCATTGTGTTTCCAATTGAGTGATGCGTATATGGCAGACCTACGTGACCCACCTTGCATTACATTTGCCCCAATAGAATTAATCATCTGCATCTTTGGTACGGGGCCAGATGCCTCACCTCCAGAGCCACCAAGTATTCTACCTGATGCCCTATATATACTGTAGTCTACTCCTATACCACCGCCTGTCATAAGGCATGACTCAGCTTTCCAAGATAGGTTAGCCCAATCCTGTCGCGTATCTTCTTCTGCACCTAATAGAAAGCAGTTGTTATAAAACCTTTTCTTCCTACCTGCATAATATAAATACCTACCTCCGGGTACAAACTTGAAGTCTGCTATGTATTTAATTAGTTCCTGTTGTTCCTCTACATCCATCAGGTTCTCCTCATCAGGACGTAAAGATCCACACACATCTTTAACAAGTGTGTCTGCTAACTGTGACCAAGTATCACAACCTTCATGTGCATACTTGTATTTAAATATATCTTCTGAGAACTTATTTCTAAATTGGGGATTGGTGTTAGATTTAAATGATGACACTGTACGCTACCTCCTTCTGCCATTTAATTGTGTTATGTTAAAACTTTCTAAACCATCTACATCATATAGTAAATCATTTAGTATCTCTTGTAGTTCTTGGGTTATATTACCATCAGTAGGTACAGGAAAACTATCATCGTCTACTGTTATAGATAACTTAAATGTGCATCTACTACTTGACATAGTTAATACTCTGCGCGACATCTGCCTCTAGTTGCTCAGACTCTACGTTCTGTATAAGAGCATCTAAGTACCACCTAGCCTTTTTTAAATCCTCTACAGGCTTACCTTTGTAGTCAAATCTCCACAAGTATTTCATTATATTTCCTTGTAGATAGTATTTAAAGTTATGCCCTGTAGCAGATTCAATGGCATCAATGCACTCTATGCCATTCTGATTGTAGTGCGGTGGGCTATTAACCATGTCTTCTATTACCTTCATTAATTACTCTCCTTTAGTGTTTAGTTACAGAGGGAAAAGGAACAACCACTTCATCTTTGTATTTCTCTAGCCACTCCTCTTTACGCTTTCTTTCCATGTCTTCAAAGTTATCATAGTATCTTTCAAGTAACATATCTAAGTCTTCTGGTGGTAGTGTTGCCACTGCACACATAGCCTTTAATATATCAGTTAGAGTATCATGTCCATCTTTAGTTAGTATACCTCTATCTTTATGTACTAGTGGATACAAATCAAACTCTACAGTACCATCACTTGAGTCTTCACTTCTTATTTTTATTAGTATGCACATCTCGTCTTCGTTTAGTTTTATGTAATCCTTTGGCATTATTCTTTACTCCTTTTTTCTTTTCTAATATCCACTCTTCGGGGATACTTTGATCAGCAAATTTAAATCCATATTTATTACACCAATCTGCATACGTGGTCTTACTACCTTTCCTTAATTTATTTCTAGAGTTGGAAAACACAAATCTTAAATCTAACTTAGGGTACTGTTCCTTAATCCATATGTGCTTCTGCCTGTCCTGCACAGTAAACAAACCTTTAGTCTCTACTACTATATCATTAGGCAACCAGAAGTCAGGCGTATAGTTTCTCTTCTTCTCTGGCTGAAGGAAGGGTATCTTCTTTATCTCGTAGCAATCTATTATATCTAAGAATGCTAGTTGTTCAGCTACCCTTTCCTCCAATCCAGATCTAAAACCATGCGCTATTCTATAATCAAAAGCGACCATTAATTAAACCAAAAGGACTACGAGGTATACTGTATATTCTAGATACAGTGCTACCACCCGTTACATTTCTGTAATTGGCTTGTGCCTCTTGTAGGTTTTCCCATGCCTCTCTAGCTAAAGAAGTCTGGCGATGTTTAAGTTCTACTCTCAAACCTCTAAGCTCATCACTAAGCTCAGTTATACGAGCGTGTAACTCTTCTGTAGTTACATCTTCGTATGGGTTTATTTTATCGTCTACTGTACTATTCATGCTACTTCTCCTTCCATGTTGTTTAGCTCTGTGTATGCTACAATAGGTTTACTCTTAGCCTTGGAGAATACTGACTCTCTCTCCTGTAAGCTAGGCCAACAGCTAAATCTATATTTACACCAAGAGCATTCCATCCCTAGCTTTCTATTGCCAGTGATAATCCTGTTAAATGTCTCAGGCTCATCATCAAAGCACCGCTTGAATGGTGCGTCAGATGTTAAAGCCTCTACCTTTTCTTCTGCTTCAGCTAATATATCTTTTACATCAGCATCCGTATCAGTACTTTCTATTCTATTAAGTTCACCTGTAGCTACATTCAATGCCCATATACCGCCAGCAGGTTTGCCCGTAGCAGATGCATATACGTGTAGCTGAGTCACATACCCAAAAGAATCCTTGTCCTTCAGAGAGGGCCAACTAACAAACTTGTTTCTGAAAGCATAGTCTGAACAGGATTTAATATCATCAACCTTACCGTCAAAAGTTAAATCAGCTTCTCCAGTTATTGTGTGCTTACCTAATTGGGTACTAAGTTTCTGAGAAGACTCGTATCCTTCTATACCTGACTCCTTTATTACTCCCTTCAATACAGCTTCAACTATATCCCCTACCATCATACGTAATATAAAGTTATATGATGGCTGTACTCCACTTGCACCTTTCTTTTCCATCTGTAGTTGGCACAAGGGTCTACCCAAGTTTGATGGCCTAGCAGAGAACTCTCTCCTATTTGTACTAGAAGCAAACTGTTTACGTAGTGCATCAGCAACATCATTACATACGGTGGAGATGGTGTCCTCCGTCATGGACACCTCCCCTTCCATATTTTTATGTAGCCAAGTCAGTACTTTAGCTAACTTCATATCCATTATTCGGCAGCCTCGCCCAGATGAATCTCATTATCATCATCATCAGATGAATTGCCAGATGCGCTCAAGTGTTTCTCCATAATCCACTTGTTTATCTGTGCTATATGCTCACCGAACTTAGTGTAGAGGCCCGTTGTCTCCTCATCTATAGCATAAACAGTATCATCTTTTACGGATACATCAATGTCATAGTACGTGACACCGCCCTTTACCTTCTTACTCTTCAGTACAACTGACCTAGAGTTAGGCATAGTCCTACGCTTCTGTACCATGTCCAAGAAGAATCTAGCAAGTGTCTTACCTGAAGTCTTACCAGACAGTTCCATCTCTATAGGCACAGTAGTCTGAACCTTATTACCACTCTCATCAATACCGTCTACAGTAGCTTCACCATAGAAGATAATCATAAGTCGGCAGGACTTGATATACTCCTGTTGGTCTTTAGCTAGGGCATTCCAATCCTTGATGTACTCTAATGGTCTACCACATTGGAAGCCACCATCATCAGAGGGAGCCTCATCCCGTGGCCCTTTAACTAATACAGAGTGTGTGTATGCACCCTGTACCTTAGTGCCATCCTTGGTAGTACGCTCTGCTAGGTTGTCATACCGCTTGTAACGATACCTATGTTCGTAGTAGCGGAATGCAATCTCCTTTGCATATAGCTTACCTTCACCTGTACTTATAGAGAAGTATCCAGCAGGACAGAGTATGTCTCCGCTATCATCCTCTACATTCTCTCGCTCGATACGTAGTCGGGCTAAGTTACTTGAACTACTTGACCCATCAGAGTCTCCTAAGTTCTTGGCTAGTTCCTCTAGCATTTGTTGGTCTACAGTTGTCATATCAGTACTCATATATGGTACTCCTTTCTCTATGTTATTATTAGAAGCATAGTTATACTATAATGGCTAAAAATGTCAAGACATATTTAACCAATTGTCTCCTGTCTTTGTTTCAATAATCAACGGCACATTCATATTAATGTTATAATACAAATGGATACGGTCTTTTGTTGAAGTGGGTGACAGTACATCCTCTACTAATTTTTTTACTGCTTCCACTTCTTCATTCAAACAATCCAATAGCACACTATCATGTACAGTATTTACTATTGTACTTTTTAATTTATTTTTTAGTAGGGCATCTCGCAAGGCTACTAAACATAGCGGTACTATGTCTGCCGTTGCGAGTGCCTGTACTGGGTAGTTCTTTATCTTGGTTGCATTGGTTGATCCTCCTGTCTTTGTCCTACGTGCATTAGGAAATGCAAACTGTCTGCCCGTAGGTAGGGTTATAGTTTTATTTTTTATTGCCTCAGTCTGTAGCTTGTCATGCCACTTACGTATACCATAGTACTTCTCTATGAAGTGTGCGTTGTATGCACGTTCAGCAGGAGTACCACTCATGGCTCCGTATAGAGGGGCAAAGGTTCTGCCTTTAGCATCTTGTCTACTGGTGGGTTGGCCCTGCTCAGTAAGATAATTTGCAGTGTACGTGTGTACATCAAAGCCTGTTTCTATTTCATCCATTGCTATTTGATCTTCGGACAAGAATGCAGCCACCCTAAATTCTAACTGTGCAAAGTCAAACTCTAACAGAGTACCTTCCTTACCGTGCCTAGATATGAATGCCTCCTTAACAGGGAACGTATTACCTCGAGGCATATTCTGCATATTAGGTGAGGACGATGATAGCCTACCCGTAGAAGTACGGCACTGGTTGAACTCAGCATAGAGCATACCATCTATTGTTCTCTTACGTATACCATCTACGAATGAGGATAGATAAGTTTCTACTGCACCTAGCCTAACTATTTTTTCTAGGAACTCGATAGCATCAGAATACTTTTCTGCATTTAATGCTGTTAGTTGTTTACTTAGTATTCTTAATTTAGTTTTATCTGTACTGAATCCATTAGCAGTAGCCCAAGTAGAATCAGGTGGGAATATATTAAGCCCTGCTGTTTCACTTGTCTCAAAGTATCTCATGCCACTACCGCCACAGTAAGAACAGGTGTGTTCATTCTTGTAGGGTGAGCCATCCTTACGTACCTTACGTAATCGACCCGTACCATTACACGTATTACAATGGGATGCTATTGTCTTTTTTATTTTTTTACATCCTTTCCTAACCATGTCTTTAAACTTAGCACTAGCTATCTTAGGTCTGAATGGTCTGTCTAGCTGATATAACATGGCATGGTTTTTTTTATCTCTTGGTACGTATGAGAATACCATAGAAGATATTTGCTCTGGGCTACTGAGGTTGACAGGTGTATCACCCATGTACGAATGCACCATCTCCTGTAGTCTGCGAGTCAGTTCTTTTTTCTCCATGCGATAGTCAAACTCAACCTCATCTAACTTTGCCATGTCAATAGCCAAGCCTTTATATTCTATTTCTGATAGGCACATACACATATTGTTTGTAAGGTTTACTGTAGCCATCAGGGTTGTACCCTCTAACTCTTTTAGTTGGTCTAGGTATAAGTCACGGGTAGCACGTATGTCTGCTCTCCCATACTCTTCTACTATATCCCACGGCATAGCCTCGTAGCCTATACCTTTATCCCAATACTCTTTTGTTATGTCTGATTTTTTATTCTCTAATCCTCTGCGCTCACATGAGTTAGCTAGGGATATAGACACACGCTCACCTCTTGCAAGTATGTACTCACCTATCATTGTATCGTACACCATGCCATCGTACTCTATGCCAGATGCCCATAGCCACTGTAGGTCATACTTTATATTGTGTCCTATAAGAATGTCAGCACTCTGTATTTTATTTTTTACTTCAGCCCTACGATCTGCACTGTGAGCCTTCTCATTGTGATACACTGCCACGTAGTCTTCTTCTCCCGTATCTACATTAAGTATACCGATAGATACTAGGTCATTGTTTTTATTGTGTGGCCTATTATCTATGCGTCTATTTTCTAAATGAGTTACGCTGTTCTCTACATCTACTACTAATCTAATCGTCATACCTTGCTACCCTTCCATCTAACATGACATTGATTTGTCCATGCCATCCACTGATTTTATTTTTAGCTATGTTGAATACTCTACGGGGATCATTCTCACTGGCCCCCTCAATCATAGCATACTTACCTATGAGTATCATAAGGTCAGCCTCAGATGCTTTACCTGTGCGACTGTTCTCCATCATAGATAGATTAAGATTTACCCTGCCCTCTGCATCTGCCGATAGCTGAGAGTATCCAAAGATAGAGCATGAATACCTTGTAGCTAGATCCCTAGTCCTACGGTATACTTCTCTTAGCTTTTCATGTTGTGGTATAGAACCACTAGCTACACTGCTAGGTAAAGTTACTTTGTCTAACATATCTATTACTAGTATGTCAGGGCGATGCTCTTTTAGGTGAGCCTCAATACCATCTATACCATCCTCCTCTTCTATCCTGTCTATGAATAACCTCTCCTTTTTCCACTCACCATTTATTTTAGACTCACCTTCTGCTAACTGATCCTGACTCTGGTTTGTAGCAGAACTCAAGTAGCGCATGGCAACCCTGTTAGGTGGCTCCTCATTACATAGTACGTGTACTGTGGCCCCCTGTTCTATCCATCCGTTAGGCCCCATTGCAAACGATGCATGGCTAGATGTTTTACCTGTCTCTGGCCTAGAGCCTATCACTACAAAATGTCCTGCCGATACACCCGATACTTTTTCTGCGAGTGAACTAACATTAAATGCCCACTTGGTTTGTATATCTAAAGACTTAATTAAGTTCTGTGGGTCTAGGTCTATACCTGAGAATGGCGATGCATCCGTAACAAACCCTGACGCATAGTCATCTACTAGTTTAGCTAGTGGGTCAAGCGATAGTACCTGCCCCTCCATCAGGGAGAAACCTAACTCAGATACCTTACGACCTACCTCCTGTCTCCATAGAGATTGCATAGCATCCTTGGCTACATCAATGTTTATATCGTCAGACTGTTTTATCTTTGCGAACAGTAGCTTGTAGCTATCTTCTTGTGCCTTAGTTAAACTAGAGTTAGAACTATAGAATAAAGTTTCTATCTCAGATATTTGTAGGTCTTTGTTGTAGGTATCTTGTGCAGAGATGATAGCCTCGACTATACGCTTCGGCTCTTTATCAAATGCAGTTACGGGTATGTTACCTACGCTATCGTATATGTCTTTGTTACATAGTGCCTTGACTAGTTCAAGCATTTGTTTATTTCCTCTACTGTCATATCCTTTAGATCAATGTCTAACATAACTACCCTACACTTGTCAACTCCTATAGATATTCTCCTAGACATTTGTATAGCTTTGTCCGTAGCATCCTTATCTAGGGCGATGGTTATGTTATCGTAATCTTTCCATATCTTATTTAAGTTTTCTGTAGATAGCGATGTACCTAGTAGAGCCATAGCATCTGTGTCAGGTACGTGAGTACATACTTTCCATGCGGATATAATGTCCTCTACTATAACTAGATTAAGTTTAGGGGGAGTATCAAATGGTACAACAACTGGCATTGTGCTGTTGCCATATCGTTTCCACTTGGGCATCCTCCACCCCATTGATCTACCTATTGCATCGACTGTCTCTCCCCTGTCCTGTATAAGAAACACCATCCTTTTCTCGATGGGATCATACAAGACAGGGGCTTCCTCCACTTTGTACTGTCTCAGAAAATTGCCCACACTATCAGCAAACACCAGTTTATCATCAAAATAAATTCTATCATATACTATATCCTCTCGTTTCATCTTGTGTCGTATGTCCTCGACTGACATATCTGAATTATGTTTTACTCCACGATAACCACATGATGCAGAGTAACAGTTCCACATCGTAGTGTTACCTGTCTTAGTCAGGGTGAACGTGTTATGCCTATGGCACTTAGGACATCCACCCCTTTTGGTTTCACCAGATCTTATGTCAGTCAGATCTAAGGTCATAAGATATAGGAGCCTTTCGTTTACGATCATACTTTGTCTTGTCAGCAAATCTCTTTGCTCTATTTATCTTCCAAGAATGTTTAGCTACGGGGTTGCCGAACTGTGTCTGTTCGTTATCCCTATGCCTACGTATCTTCTTTACTCTCATTTGTTTATTCCTTTTAGTAAATGTGCTATAACGTCCACAGTAAATCCATTACCTAATACTTTGTATCTCTGTGTATTAGATACGTGATTGGTATATCCGTCTGGTAGACATTGCAGACGTTCGCACTCAGTCGGAGTTAATTTTCTGTACTTCATAGGTGGTACGTATACCTTTGGCTCACGATTACCCCCACCGTTACTTGTGAGACATGGGGCCTTTCCCATGCTATGATACACCCGTCTTAGATAACCATGTCCATTAAGGTCTGCATCTCCTACGTGGCAGAGACCATCCTCTGAAAAAACTAATTGCCTTCTGTGCTTTTCAAAATAGCTACGTAGGTTCCCCCCCTTCCAGTAATTAGCATCGAGGCAATGCGCCTTAGTTCTATCTACTAGACCATCCTCTATTATATCTTGTAGCACTAGGCCCTTGTCCTCTGGTAGTCCGTCTTGCGGTATGTTAGTCCAGTATAGACGATACCTATTCTGTGCGCTTACTAGGTTACTGTTGATTGCTATAGGCTCAACACCTAAATAGTGTGAGATAATATCTTGGCACTCCAACTTCATACGCACGTTCTCTAGTAAAAAGTATTTAGGTTTTAGTTCATCTAACAGTCTGACATACTCAAAGAATAGAGCAGACCGTGGATCATCAAAGTTTAATTTATCTTTAGACGCGAAGCTAAACCCTTGGCAAGGCGATCCACCTATGAGTAGGTCAACGGGATCTCCATTAAATGAATTAAGATTTACGTTACGAACATCCCCAAGCTGTACAGTGTCAGGCCAATTAGCCTGAGTTATTTTGATAGCATAGGGGTCAGTCTCCGATGCGTAGTACCTGTATGTATTAGGTACTATACCTGCTCTAACACAAGCCTCTTGGCCCATGCTACCGCCATCGAATAGTGATGCTACTGTGTTAATCATTTTATTAAATCCAATCAGGTTGTTGTCGATTAGTCCAGTTTAATATATGTGCTTTGTCTGTTCTGTAATATGCACGATATGCATCTACATAGTCAAGCCTTTTAAATTCATCAGGCATACATTGCGGTGGTTCTGTATGTAATTTATAGTCTTCATAAAACTTATTATTAAAAATAAAGTCTGCAATTTTTCTGAGTACAGCAGTAGATTTATGATCTTTATTATATCTATAAGTATACTCATCCCCTATTTCTAATCCATGTATTATAGCCCATGCCATATTGGAATTATTCTCCCTAACCCATACAGTCATAGGGTGGTTCTTGTATGCAGGTTTATATATAGTATCAGCTACACTTTTATAAACATCAGGAAGATGCCATAGTTTTTCATGTACAGCAGTGCTACACATCTGCGCTGTCTCTAGTACCATCTTAACTACGTGCTTGTCGCATAGTTG